CAAAAAGGAAAACAAATTTGAGTGGGCGGATGAGGGTGTATCAACTCTCGTCCGAGTTATTATTCTTGGTTGGTCAGCAGCAATTCTGACTCTTAATTATGTAACTGTTCCTGGCGTTCCTCAGAAAAATATTGATCCAACTTTTATCGCCAGTGTGTTCACTGGAACTTTAGCTACGTTCGGGGTCATGCCTTCCAAGAAAAAGAAGGAAGATGACGAACCAAAACAAGCACCTACAGTGGAGAAGAAAGATGCAAAAATTGATTAATGGTGTCGCGTTATTATCTGGTTTAGTTTCTTTAGCTGGCTTAGGGGGTGGTGCTTATCTTTACGTTCAAAAGGATACATTAATGGAAGGTGCTAGGGAGAAAGCAACTGCTGCTATCACTGAAGCAATCACAGAAGCACTACCAGGAATGGTAGATGCTGCTATTCCAGTAGTCCCTGAGATGACTGGTCCTGCTGTGCCTAGTCCCACTATGCCATTCTAACCATGAATAAACTTAAGATCGTCGCCGCTTCAGTTGGTGGAGTATTTGTTGTAGCACACATAGGTCTGCTTGGATATGTTTTCAGGCAGGAACCTGAACCTGTGCTCCAACCTCCTACATTTCACATCCCTCGTGGTCCTTACTCTTCTTATAGGATTAAGGCAGGTAAGGATGGTTATGAAATTGAATTCCGTGCTGACGATCCTAAGGTTTTAGAATCACAAAGATCATTATCTTCTGATGTTACCAAGAAAGGATTCTTTGGTGGCGGCACAGAGAGTCGCCGTGAATGGAGAACAGATCAATTCACTCGTGAGGGCACCAGGAATCTAGGAGGTGCAACAGGTGAAGAGGGAAAGTCTGCAAAAGAAGTAGAGTGTTTGATCGCGGACGCTGGAGCACGGTCACAAGGTGCGATGGCAGGAACTAGCATCGCTGCTGGTCTCGCCGTTCCAGCGGTTGCTAGCATCCCTTATGTGGGTTGGTTAGCAGGTGGATGGGCACTGCTACTAGGACAGAAAGCAGGATCAGAACTAGGTTCACAAGTTGGTACTGTATTTAATGATTGCTGATGGACATACCTGATATTAGATTAAACGGAGGGGATATTGATATCATTCGTATCCCCTTCACTCCTGATTATTTGTTAGAACCACCCAGAGCATTACAAGTACCAGTTCCAATAACAAATCAAATTGGTGTACCTATTGTTGACATTCCTGGATGTGTAGAAGCACATGAGGTGAATGAAAATAACATGCTGGAAGGAGATGATCCTAAAGGTGTGAGGGTTTATTGTGATGGTCAGACACCATCATTTAATCCCATTGATTATAATGCGGATGAACTACAATTCTCAGGAGAGGCACAGGTGCCTCCTGTAAGGGCACCAGAACCACCTGAGGTGAAATCACCTGAAGTACCAAAGAAGGTCAACACAGTTGAAGTGAAGTGCCCTACAGAGGCACAGGAATTGAAAGAACCTATTGGCACGTTAGTGGATGGTGGAACTAAAAAGATTGTAAACTATCGACTCGTAGGTAAAGAGTGTATACCAGTTAAAGAAGGTATTAACATACCAGATCAGATTATCCAAGCAATACCTACAGCAGGAGCTATCACAACCACTGCAGGTATTGCTGTTATCGCTACAACGTCTGCTCTGTTAGCAAAACCTTTGGCAGATATATTATTGAAGGTAGTCAAACCAACAGTCAAGAAAATTATTAAAAAAATTGCAGCGATCAGAGGTAAGACAGTTAAACCACTGTCCACTTCCGAGCGTATAAACGAGCAGAGAACCAGAAATCGTGCTATCATGTTGTTAAGACAAACATTCAAACCTAAAAAATGACCACCTGTGCTTGCTGCAAAAAGGACACAGACAATTTTATACAATCCAACCTAGGTTTCCCTCTCTATACAATATGCAATCAATGCATGGATGAACATCTCATTGAAGATGTTGATTGTACTTGCTCTGTATGTAAACGAAAATTACCATCGTCATACTTTCAACACTACCGTACTCGTATCAAGAAGAACGGTATGAGATTGCGTGTCAATACAAACTGCAAAGATTGTTCCAGAAAAGAATCTGCTATCGTTGCCAAACTCAAGAAAGAGAATCCAGCACCAGCGTACTTGACTCCTTGTCCACAGTGCGGTAAGATATGTTATGAGAAACGAGAAGACATCCCTGAAGGTGTTGCTGGAACTAATGGACCATGGCAATGTGACCATGACCATAAGACAAAGAAGTTCCGTGGATACCTATGCAAACTCTGTAACACTGGCACTGGTATGATTGGTGACAACGCAGAGTATTTCAACAACGCACTTAAGAACAAGAAATCTAAATGAATCTAAACATCATCGTAACGTCTGACAACATTGAATATCTCAAGACACTGCCTGATGGTTGTATTGATTTTGTATTAACTTCCCCTCCCTATGATGGACTCAGGGATTACAATGGTTACTCACTCAATCTACATGGTCTTGGAGAACAACTCTTTCGTGTTTTAAAAGATGGTGGTATGTGTGTCATGGTGACACAAGATTCTACTAAGGATTTTGCAAAATCTCTCACGTCATTTCGTACCATTGTCGATTGGTGTGACAACATAGGATTCCGTTTGTTTGAATGTAATATCTACAACAGACAAGGAACTGAAGGTGCATGGTGGAAGAAAAGATTTCGTGTTGACCATGAATACATGCCTATCTTCTTGAAGGGTAGGCGTCCAAACTATTTCGATAAAGAACCTATCAAGATTCCATCTAAGCATGGTGGTAAGGTTATGACAGGAGCTAACATCAGAACAAAAAATGGTAGGACTGGATCTCGCAAAGTGAAGATCAATCCTACCAAGTGTCCTGGTACTGTTATGACTTTTGGTAATACCTGTGGTGGTGAAAGTAAATTAAAGAGTCAACATCCAGCAGTGTTTCCTAACATGCTTGCATATGATATGATTGAATGCTTCTGTCCTCCTGATGGTATTGTCCTTGATCCTTTTAATGGTAGTGGGACAACAACATTAGCAGCAAAATGTCTTGGTAGAAACTACATTGGTATTGATGTTTCTGATGAGTACAATGACATTGCTAAAGAAAGAATGCTGACTGAAACTATTGGTCGTAAGAAAGAAGAAACTAAACCAGTTACTTCTTCATCTCTCCTGTCTCTATTGGAAGACCAAGATCACTAGCATTGGTTGAAGGAATAGAATGAATATGTGGAACCATAAAGTTTACACCTTTAACCTGTACATCAGCACAAATTTTTGAATACTGTGTACCAGGAGTAAAACGAATTCCTGCTTTCATTAATTCTCCACAATTTTTAAGACGAGCTATCTCAAAGTCCAGGCGCTTATTGGCATTGACTTGCTGCATGAGATTGATGTTTGCTGCAGCAGCATCTTTACATAACTTTTGTAATTTTTTATCCAAAGGTCTAGACCATGTAGCACTAAAACCTACTGAAAGGTTAGTGTTATCTTTCTGTCCAGTTCTAATAGGAACTTGATATAATACAGAGCCAGGATTGTCAGGTGCTCCATCTTCGTCCATATCTCTCATGTCATATACATTATCAAAATATTCATCTTGAAATGGATGTTGTTGAGATAAAGATCCTGTTACATACGGTGTGAAATTAACAGTGGGTCCTTGACATTGAATTCCAGCACCATATGTGTTAGTAATATACGGTCCTTGTAAAACCTGAATAGCTTGATTGGTAACTGAGCCTGAACTATTTGCTACTGGAGCTGCGGTTGCACTTACACCCCCTACAGTTTCCGCCAGTGTGGCAGGGGCAGTCGCAAGGTTGGTTAGACATAGAATTATTGCTGGAAGATACTTGTGGTGTCGGTTACACTTGTAACCTCGGTTGTTCTGTTTATAATCGTATGATTTGAAAGTCCAGGTCCCGAATAAGTTTCTGTAAACTGATACGCAGCCCCTGGTGTTGTCTGTGTGAACGTTGGTTTGTTTGTTATTCCTGTCCATGATGATGTCACGCCATTAATAGTTACATTATTTGAACCTGTACTTGGTGACAGGTTTCCTGATGCAGATACACCAGAACCAGTTGTAGAATATTGATATCCTGTATTATAATCCATCGAATTGATGGTCTCAGTTACCTTACTGGTCGTCTCCGTGTGGCTCGACATACTTCCCTGAGTGAAGTTCGGGATCACGGGGACCGCCAGGGCAGGAGCAAGTGTGACACTTACACCCACCACAGATATCACAGACCAAGATATTGTCTTTCCAAAATGGGTCATCCCTAACACTCCTAGTCAATGACAGTAATCTCAGAAACGAATTGTCCTGTTGCTGTAGTACCAGCACCACCAGCCGTCACAGTTAGAGCACCTGAAGTTCCTACAGTACCAGCTAGAGAACCAGCAGAACCAGCAGTGTAAGAAGTTACATTACTGAAGTTAGGAACATCTCCTACAGTAGGAGCAGCAGTTGGGATTGCATCACCTTGGGTAAACGAGGTGCTATAAGAGAATGACTCTCCGTTAGTTGCTGAAAGTTGACTTGCTGAAATAGTGCCAGGAGAATATACTCCACTAGTGATTGTGCCACTTGAAAGCGCACCAGCAGTTGTTCCATCTGAGGTGCCAACATTCGTGCCTGAAATACTATAGGAGTTGCCCACTCTTACGGCAGTTGATCTAGCAGCGTCAACAGTTAGTTGAACACTAGAAGATTGTTTTGATACAAGTCCACCTGCTTGAGCAG